CCAGTTTGGTACCTGCCTCGGTGACGGTCTTGGTCACCCTCTGGGTGATCTTGCCGGTCTCGTCCTTCAGCTTCTCGGTGAGCACTTTGGTGGTCACGGTGCTGCCGTCGGCAGTGGTGGTCTTGCTGGTGTCGGTCATGCTCTCGATGACCTTCTGGGAGGAGGCAGAAGAACCGGAGCTGCTGGGGTTATTGGCAGCTTCCTGCTGTTTTTTCCGCTCGGCCTGCCGGGCCTTGCGGTCGGCGGCAATTTGGTTGGCAAAGTTCCAGGCTGGATTGCTGATGTAATCCACATGGTCGCCCCAGAGCCACGCCACGGAGTTATACAGGCCGATGAGGCCGTTGATGAGGATGACAAAGCCCTCGATGCCCGCCGCCACGATGCGCATCAGGCCCTCGAAGATGTAGCTCATAAAGTCCTCAACGCCCGCCCAGACATTCTGGAAAGCGTTGGCCACATCCTTGTTTTTGCCGGAAAAGCTCAACAGGGCACCCACCAGCATCCCGATGAGGGAGATGACGAGCAAAATCGGATTCGCATCCATGGCCACGTTCAGGGCGGTCTGCCCGGCTGTGGCGCTGGCTGCGGCAGGCACGAACTGCGCCACCAGACCCATGGCCAGCTGAGAGAGATTCCCGAATACGCCGGAAAGGGCGCTGCCCAGCTGGTTCAGGGCCCCCATGGCTACGGCCTGAATCTGCGCCTGCTGCTCCTTGGTGCAGGCCTGCCAGAAATAGGAAGCGGCCCACAGGCCCAGGCTCTCGAGGTCGCCATCCTTGAGGGCCGTTGCCAGCGTCTCGATGGCCCCCAGCGCATCCGTCTGGATGTCAGACTGAATCTGCGCCCAGCCCTCGGTGAGCTTGGTGCGGAACTGCTCTGTGATGGTGGCCCCTACGGTGGCAAAATCCGGGCCGTAGTCGCTGAGGGTCTGGGCGATGTTCTGGATGGCCTGCTCTGCCGCTGGGGCACCGGTGTTGATGCCATTGACAAGGCCCTGCGTGACATTCTCGCCGATCTCAGTGAACGCCTTCGAGGGCGAGTGGATGCCCAGCACGTTCTTGACGGTGCTCACCATGCCGTTGACTTTGCCCTTGACTGTGGACACCAGCGTGTCCCACATCCCAGTGATGCCGTTCAGCAGGCCAGTGACGATGTTCTCGCCGATGTGGCCCCAATCATCCGTACTGCCGTCCCACACGCCGGTCAGCTTGGCGATGCAGGCAAGGGCAGCTTCGCCCAGATTCTCAATGCTGCGGAGAATGCCGTCTACCAGTGTGGTCAGAAGAGCCGCACCGCAGTTCAGAAGGTCGGGCAGATGGGAGATCAGCGCGGCAGAGAACTTTGCAATCAATTCCGCTGCTGCTGTGATCAGCTGGGGCAGGTTGTCGGTGATGCCGATGATGAGCTGTTCCAGCAGCTGGATGCCTGCATCGAAGATCTCGTCCTGATGGTCAGCCAGATACTGCACCAGCTTGGTGGTGACCTGTGTTGCTGCCGATGCCAGCCCGGGAATCTTCTGAACAACACCTGCGGTCAGATTTTCCAGAATGCCGCTGGCTGCGTCCAGCATGGCTGCCGGGCCGCCCTCATTCAGAGCGCTCGTCAGGGTATTCAGGCAGTCGGTGCCCCAGTTGGCGGCTTCCATCAGGCCCGGCTCCATGGCCTCGAACAGGTCAATGCTCAGGTTCTCTGCCGTTGTCTGGAGGCTTTCCATGCTGTGCTGGAAGGTGTCAGTCATGGTCTGGTAGGCGGTGTCGGTCGCTCCTGCACTGTCCACCATCTGGGCCAGCACGCCGTTGAATTTGTCCGCGCCGCCCGATGCCAGCGAAAGAGCGCCGGTTCCAGCCTCCACGCTGGACCATAGCCCGGCAAAGGCGGTGCTGTCACCACCTACGCTGTCGTAGAGGATCTGCAGCACATCGCCCAGACTTTTACCCTCGGCGTTCAGCTGGGCAAAGCTCTTGCCGGTCTGCTGCTGTAAAATCTTGCCGACGCTGGACCCGGTGTCGCCCAGCTCGTTCAGCATGGATTTGGTGTAGGTGGTAGCCTCAGCGGTGGCAATGCCGTTTGCGGTCATCACGGCCAGACCGCTGGACAGGTTTTCCACGCTGACGTTGTAAGCTGCGGCCAGCGGAATGACTTTGCCCATGCTGGAAGAAAGCTCGTCCACGCTGGTTTTGCCCAGGTTCTGGGTGGTCAGCAGCACATCCGAAACGTGGGTCGCCTGGTCGGCGCTCAAGCCGTAGGCGTTCAGGGCAGTGGTCAGGATATCCACGGCGGAGGTCGTGGAGGTAAAACCGGCGGTTGCCAGTTTCGCTGCCTGGCCTGCAAATTCCACAGCGTTGGCCGTGTCCTGCCCGGCGCTGATGGCCTGGTAGGTAGCCTCGGCAATATCCGTGGCCGCAATGCCCATGGTGTTGGACATGTCCGTGATCTGACTGCCCAGCTTCTGGATCGAAAGCTTGCCAAGATCGGCGATGGTCCCGACTTTGGCAAGAGATGTCTCGTAGACGGAGCCGTTCCGGATCGCGCTCTGGGCAAGATTCGTCAGCTGGCTGCTAGCCGTCTTTACCAGGTCTGCGATCAGCGTTCCGGCGGCGACGGTCATGCTGCTGACACCCTGCGTGAAGCCGCTGGTGTCCAACTTGGTGTTGCCGGTAACGCTAAAATCAAATGCCACTGTGTCCACCTCTCATTCGGAGCGCGGGCACAGGGGCACAGGCTGCTATAACTTGATTTCTACCTCCCGCTTACATGCGGGGTTTTTGCATTTTACCCACAAACCGTGGGCGCAGGCCTCGGGAGCCGCCCACACGGGCAGCGCTCTGCCGCAGAAGGGGCAGGGCACCGGGGCGCGGGAATCAACCGAAGCGGTCGAGGAAAGCGTCCTCGTGCTCTTGCAGGGTCTCGTTCCGCTTCACCCCCTTCAGTCCATCCGGCAGGGCAAAGCGCTCTTTCAGGGTCTCGTAGTAGTCCCGGTCGGCCCTGTCCATGCAGGAGGTGTCCTTGCCCCGGATCTCCACGATCTTGCCCAGCGGCGTTTCCGGCGGCAGGGCATGAAGCAGTGCTTTGAAGCGCCACCAGTGTACCTTGTCGGCGGTCAGGTCGATGCCGTAGGCCTGCTGAAAGGCCCCCACGATGTAGTCGGAATCGCACCGGTAGTCCAGCACAGGCTCGTCCTGTGGGTCGCTGCTGCTGCCAGTCCCGGTGCGCTCCTCGTCCTCGGGGCCGCCGCCCTGGCAGAAGCGCACCAGAGATTCAAAGGCTTCCTGGTACTGCACTCCGGGCACCGGCTCTACAAAGAACCGCTGAACGGCTTCACAAATCATCCGGGCGCTGTCCTCGTCGGTTTTGGCGCGGCGGGTGCGGATCAGCAGCCAGATCATGGGCCGGAAGTCAGGGTCGATGGCGCGGCCCTCCCACTCGGTGGGCAGGGTGTCCGTCAGCAGGTCATGCATTGTCCAGTGCCTCAAGCTCTGCCTTCAGCTGGGCACGGCGGGCGGCTTTTGCCGCTTCCTGTGCCCGGAAATCCACCACGGCGGGATGTGCCTTGACTGCGGCCCGGCGCTGCTCACGGTTCATGGGGGCGGGGATGGCCTGCGCTGCCGAAACCTGTGCACGCTCCTCGGCGGGGTGGATCAGCGCGCTGACACTGGCCTTTTCTGCGGCCATGGCCTCGGCAAAGGTCTTGCTGACCGTCAGGCAGGCGTTGAAGTTGCTGCCGTCCAGCCCCAGCTTCTCAGAAGCACCCTCGCCCAGAACCTCGTCCAGGTAGTCCATAAAGATGCGGCACTGGAAGCGCAGCCAGGCAGGGTAATCACTCTCGGGGGTGTAGCGGCTGCCCTCCGTCCGGGCACGTTCCTGCTGCCGGGTCTGTGCGGCCAGCATCCGATCCACGTCGTTGGCGTTCAGGGTGGAAAAATCAAATTCAATGCCGTTGATGGTCATGGGGAATCCTCCTGTTACAAAAAGGGCCCCCGTTCACCGGGAACGAGGGCAGTATGGATCATTGAAAATCGGGTTAGCCTGCGGCTACGGTCAGGTAGTTGAACTCAGCCGGAACACCTACGCCCTTCACGTCGCAGGCAAAACCTGCGGAGTTGTTGGCGGAGCCGCTGGCATCGGCAGTGACAATAAAGGCAGCTGCGCCCTTCTCGCCCTTGCCGGTCTTTGCGCTGAAGTAGATATAGGGGAAAACCACCTCAGTGCCGGAGCCGAACTTAATCCTGTGGGAGAGCAGGAAATCCTGCGCAGGGTCGCCCACGCAGCGGTTTCCGTTCAGGGAGAAGGTGCGCTGGGTCTCACCCTTCTCGGTGACAGTGCCTGCGCGGATATAGGGCACGTCCTCGGTGGAAGCGTTCAGTGCACCAGAGTGCTCCTTGACACGCTCTGCAAACACGATCCAGTCGCTCTCCTTGGTCTGGGTGGAGGCATCGGTCTGGATCGCAAAGATGAAATCATCGGCCTTTTCGGTGCCGGTGTAGTCCGCGCTGGGCACGATGCCCTTCTTGGTCTTGAGCGCGGCCAGGGTTTCGGAAACAGTCATAGGATGGTCTCCTTTCAAAGTTTGGGTTGATAGTAGACGAGCCGGAGCTGCATCTGCATTTTGCAGCTTCCGGAGCCGTCGGTGACGATGTAGCCGGTGGAGGTGACTTCAATGCTCTGGGCTTCCTTGCCGTGCCCGCATTTGCTCAGATCAGGCAGGATGCCGCAGTCATTTTGTTCCATTACCCAGTCGGCCAGCTGTTCAAAGAAGCCGCTGTTCTCAATGGTGAGCACATCGGTCTCCCCGAACTCCCTTCGGGACAGGAAGAGGTAGTTCTTCGCCAGATCCCGCCCGGAGATGTAACTTTCCACAATGGGGTCGGTGGGGCTGTCCTCAATGGAAAAAGCGGTGGCTTCCTCTTCCAGTCCGGCAATGCGGAAGGCCGCACCGGTGGCATCCTGCTCCTCGGCAATGAGTGGACAGGTCTTGAGCCAGTCCCGCAGGGCCGTAATGGACGCTTTGGGCATTACGTTCCACCTCCCAGCTCTTTCCTGGCGGCGTTTTTGGCGAACTGGATCAGTTCGTCTTTGTGGTCAGCAATTGCCCGCTGGCCCCAGTAGGAACCGCGCAGGTGGTTCTCCCCATGCAGCCCCTGCCCCTGCGTGTGCAGGTAATACTGCCGCCGGGCATACGGGGTGTTATAGACCAGCTTGCCGCCTTTGAAGTCGGATGCCTGATTCACGCTGTTCTTCAGCGTGCCGGTGTCAAAGGGTACATAAGGGTCCACAGCTTTAGCCACCTGCTGGGAGAACGCATACTGAACCTTCTGGAAGCCCTTGTCCATCTCGGCCTGAAAGCCGGGCCGGAACCTGAGCTTCAGGTCAATAACGGGTGCACTCATTTCCTCAGCTCCCCTCTACATGAAAATGCGGCAGCAGCGGTTCCCGGTTGTCGGAGACCGCCGCCACCGTGCAGCAGATGTGCGTTTTCTCGAGGGCGGCATACTCGGCCTCAGTCAGGCTGCAGACAGCGCCGCAGATGAGCTTGCCGCCCCGCTTGAGCGTCCAGTGTGCCGCCTTTTCCCCGGGCGGGAGCTTTGCCCACTGGAAATAGGGCAGGTAGCCCGCCGCAGGGGGCAGCCGGATGTGCACCGTCCGCTGGGGGTCGCCGCCGGAGGTGTCCAGCTTCTCCCGCCAGCTGCACCCGGGGATGACATGGCAGACAGGCCGGTCAATCTCGGTGGCGGTGTCGTGGATGAGGTTCACAACGGTAACGCTGCACTGCATCAGAAACACCCCCGATACAGCAGACCGTGGGGGTCATTACCCAGCGCGTTGGAGAGGATGCCACGCGCTTCCGCTGCAAGCCGCTCAGAAAGCGCCCCGCTGGCGAAGGTGACAGAGTAGCCATCGTTGGACACGCTGGAAGCCCCGGGCACGGCACAGGCGCTCTGTGCGGCGCTCATGGCATCGATGATCTGGACGCAGGCATCGGCCAGCAGGGCGGCGCACCCGGCACAGGCCCCGGCGTGGGGCTCTGCCCGGCCAAAGGTGTGCCGGTCGATGAGCCGGGAAGCCCGGGCACACAGCGTATCAAAGGCGGCCTCGTCCAGCGTGCCTCCCGCTGTCCGGTACTGGTCATAGGTGCAGTAAAGCATGGCGGCCTCCTTATGCTGCGACCTTCTTCTTAACAAGAATGGTCTGGCCCTTGGTGACCTTGTAGGCGTAGACCTTGCGGCCCTGCACGGCAGATGCGCCGATGAAATCGCCAGAGCCGGAGAGATCCTGCAGATGGACGGGAACGGCCCACTCATCAATGACGGCGAACCAGTTGGGATGACCGGCCACATACTCCACGTTCTCGCCCAGGGTGGAATCCTCGAACACGGTGTAGCCTGCGATCTTGCCCACAGCGCCGGTCTGAACGACCGCGTCGCCCAGGTCGGAAGCCTTGATGAACTCGGGGCTCTTCAGGAGCAGGCCGTAGGTGTCCGGGGAGACCAGCAGCCAGCGGCCTGCGGTGGGCACGCCGATGGAGGACTGCTGGGTGCGTGCATCCACGATGTTGGCGTAGATGGTCTTTTCGGTCAGGGCGGTGGTATTGCCGAAGGCAGTGCCTGCGGTGGTCAGCTCCACGGAGCCGTCAGAATCCATCTGCAGGCCCAGAGAGTAACCGGCGCTGTCCAGGCGGTCAGCCACCAGATTGCCGGGAACGCTCTCTGCATCGAAACCATCGATGATCTCATTCACGGCCTTGTCGTGGTCGATGTTGACGGTGAGGTAGGTGGTGTCACCGCTGGTCTGCTTTGCACCCTTGGCCTTGTCGTAGTCGTTCACCACCACCTCGGTGTCACGGACAGGAACCTTGACGGAACCTGCCTTGGGGCTGCCCTCGTAGCGGTTGTTGCAGATCACGCCGACTTTCTTCACCAGCGTCTTGCGCAGCTTGAGGTCGACCAGATTGGAATAGCGAACCTGTGCTTCATGTGCCATAAGAATATCCTTTCTCTCATTCGATGTTGATATCGGGGTTCATCGCCTTGAAGGCAGCGGTCACGGGGTCAACGTCACCGGCGGGCGGGGTGCCGTGCTCTTTGCCGCTGGAAACGTGAACGGAACCAGTGCCGCCCTCTTCCGCCTCGCCAAAGGCCCAGGGGTTCGCCTTGGCGGCTTCTTCCAGAGCCTTGGAGATATCGGTGGAACGGTCCTTGGAACCCTTGAGGGCATCCAGATCCAGCAGTGCCCGGATCGCCTTGACGCTGCGGCCCTTGGCTCCCAGAATGGCGGTGTTCAGGGCATTGTCAAAGGCAAAGCCATCAGCCTGTGCCTGCATATCGCCCTTGAGTTTGGCAATGTCTGCCTCGTATTCCTCGGGCTTCTTCTTACCGTCAAAGGCAGCAAGGCCGTCCTGGGCGGTCTTGAGCTGAGCCTGGGCTTTTTCCATCTGGGTCTTGTACTGCTCGGCGGCAATCTTTTCCCGGTTGACATCGTTGCCGTTCTCGGCCATGATCCAGTTCAGCTGCTCCTCGGTAATGCCGGGGATCTTGTTCTTCACGTCTTCACGCTTCATGGTGGAAAAACTCCTTTCTTTTGGTGAAACCACGGTTTGGTGACACGGTTCTCCGTCCGTGTTCGGTTGTGGGCAGGGTACGCACTGCCCTCTGCGATGGCACCGTCTGGAGGCATCGAACCTCCCGCTTCCGGTTTTGGAGACCGGCGCTCTTCCAGAATGAGCTAAGACGGCACGAAAAAAGCGCCCCTGCTCAAACGAGCAAAGACGCTTGCGGTATTGGGTTGGGTCAGTCCCAGTCGGCATAACGGGGACAATTAAGGCAGGCTTTATGGGCTTCTGCCCAATTGCAAGGTGGCTTATCGTCACCCTTCAGGCAAAGAGTATCATCGCCAATATTGGAGACCTCAAAGCACAAACCGCAGTCGATTTTGCGGTTATAGATAGGGCAAAACCATTCTTCCGGCTTTGCTGTATCGTTAGTGCGGAATACCATGCTTCTTGACCACCTCCATCAATTTTTGACCGCCCTCATCCAGCGGCCCGATACTGGAAACATTGCCATTCTGCCCAATGGCAACAAAACCATACTCGGAATAGTAACAGGTCTGTGTTCCGTTACGCTGGGACATTGCGACTTTGGAAGAGCGGATAATGCGTTCGGCATCCATCGGCCCCATGCCACGTTCTGCCCAGCGCTGCAGAACGTGTTCGCTCGCAAAGTTGATTTCATTGGGTGCAGGCGGCGATTCAATCAACTTGCCTTTCGCCTTTATTGTACCAGCTTCACGCATCTGTTGCAATTCCACATTTGCAGAATCAAAACGTTCCTGCTTTCGGGCTGTATAACTGGCCTTGCCCGCCTCGCTCCTGCCAAAGCCTGCCACGCTGGTGCGGGCACTGTCGGCCCTGCCGCCGGTGGCGCTGATAAAGTCAGTCAGCTCCTGACGGGCCTGCCGGAGCTTCACAGCGCTGGCGGTGGAGTCGGCCCCGGCGGCATCCTCAGCCAGATACCGGCGCTTGTACTTGCGCACGGTGCGCTCCCGGGCCCGCTGCATCTGGCTGATCTCGTATCGGGTGTACTTGCCGCCGTTGTACTCGATGTCCCGGGCGTTCAGGGCTTCCAGGTCTGCCTGTGTCCAGGCAGGCGGTGCACCCAGCTCAGGGAAGATGGCAAAGAAGGTGTGACGGCAGTTCCAGCCGCAAAGCCCTGCGCCGGTGCCGTAGCCGGTGGCGGCCTCGAAGTCCGGGTAATGCTTGCCCATGTAGTCCACAGCGCCGCCCCGGTGGAACTGCCTGCCCTGCCACTCAGCGTGGGAAGGCCGGGCTCCACCGTGGGCCGTGGTCTCGAAGAACTCAACCCCCATCTCATCGGCCCGGGCCACCTGCAGCTTTGCACCGGTCTGATTCACGCCAGTCAGCACCGCCCGGCGGGCGGCAACTTCCAGCGTGTCGGTGTGGCCGGTGGGGTAGGTGACGTACTTCATGGTGTCGGCCAGACTGTCCACCGCGCTCTTGACGGCGCTCTTGTAGTCGAACGCACCGCTGTTCACCTTGAGATGGGCGCGGTCGAGGGCGGCTTCAAACTGGCCGCTGACGGTGTTGGCCGTGGTGGCAGTCAAATTGTGGAAGGTTCCCGCCGTCTGCTGATAGCCAGCGTTGAGCAGGGCCTGCAGGGGGGCATTGTCGGCAAAGGGCGTGGTTTCCTTGCCGTAGTGATAATAGATCTCGTCCTCGGCCTCCATGGCCCGGGTGGCCGCTTCCTGCATGAGCCGCCGGATCTCGGCTTCGCTCTTGCCAGTGTAACGGGCCAGCTTCTTTACCACGTCCTGCCGGAGGGCTTCGGTCTGTTCATACCGCCAAAGCTGCCAGTTGGCCGTGGGGGTCATGGTGTCCATTTTGGAGATGCGCCGGGCCACGTCCCGCAGGATATCGTCCTCGACCTGCTGCCAGAGCAGCACCAGCCGGTCGGGTGCGTGGTCGAGATAGTCCGGGGCCAGCATCAGCCGCCCCCGCCGAAGCTCAACTCAGGCTGTTTGTTTTCGTCAGCAGCTTCCTGCGCCAGTTTGCGGGCATCCTCTTCACTGACCCCGTACCGGGCAGACAGATACTTGTACCGGGGCAAAAGGCCGCTCAGGGCATCGTCCCGCATCTGGCTCATCCGGGTCTCGGCATCGGTGACATAGCTGTCGTCCCAGTCCACAGAGATGGGCGTTTCGGGGTCCACCTCCGCTCCCTGCAGGTTCTTTGCTGCCCACAGGATGGCCCGCACGATGCCCACCAGCGCCCCCTCGATAGGGATCTGGTTCTTATTGGCGCTGGCCACCAGATCCTGACGGCTGCCGTTGTACTCGGTGGCCGTGGTGACATTGCCCAGCTCGAAGTTATACCGATGACAGCCCAGGCCGCACTTGAAGCTGAACAGGTTCAGCATATCCTGAACAGCCTTGTGGTTCTGTTCCACCCGCAGGTCAGGGTTGTATTCGTGGTATTCGCTGGACTGGTCGAGGCTCCCTTCCTTTTGGGGCAGGGTGACGAACTGGCTCTGCACATCGTCATCGGGTGGAATAGAGTGTTCCACGCCCTCTTGGTCCACCACCTTGCGGCAGATGTCCGCAGAGTAGAAGATCTTCTTGTGCCCCAGCCGGATATCCTCCCGGTAGTTGTCAAAGGCAAGGTCGATGCCCTGGGCCTCGGCCAGCGCTTCGGCAAAGACGCTCATGCCCAGCCCTGTGCCGCCGTCAAGGTTCTTGACTGCTGCCGGGCTGAACATGGCAAACCACGGGGGAGAACCATCAACCGTGATGCTTTCTGCCGTGCCCGGCGGGGCCTGCAGCGCTTCAAACACCGGAGCACCCGAAACTCCATCCGTTACCCGGAACCACTCGTTGCGGATGGTGCGCGTTTCGGTGTCGCCGGTGTGGGTCTGCAGATAGACCGCGGGCTTGCCCTCCATCATGCACTCGGAGACAAAGGCCGCTTCGGTCACGATGCCCCGTTCCACCCGCAGGGGCAGGATGCAGGAAGCCGGGTCATAGTCCAGCTTCAGGCGGGTATCCGGGCCGGGAACCGCTTTCCCTTTCACGACAGTCAGGTTTTCGGCACTCAGCACAAAGGCACCGGTGCCGGACCAGTAGGCCTGTTCCACCAGAGCGTTGGCATTGCGCCAGAAGTGCAGCTCCCGGAGCAGGCCGCCCACCTGCTGCTCATCATCGCCCAGCAGATACCGGGCGGTGGCAGCGTCCTTGATCTGGAAGGTGGTGCGGTCGTTCAGAAGCAGGTTTGCCCAGTCCTCGCAGACCCGTTTCGGCATCCGCAGGGAGGCAATGGGGCGCTTCTTGGTGCCGTTTGCGTATTCAGCGGCACGGGTGTGCACCTTGGGCACGCTGCCCTGCCACCACTGCCGCCAGGTCTCGATGTGGCCGTAGTAGTCGGCATCGATGGCCCACCCGCGCGTCTTGTTCAGGTAGTTCAGAAATGCGGTGATGTTCATGTGTTGGTCAACCTCTTGAAATCGCGCTCGATGGTGTACTCGTAAGCGTCCAATGTGTCGATATCGGTGCTGCCGTCATCCAGCCGCTCGTCCACGCCGGGGTGCTTTCCGCTGTACAGGGCCGTGGCAAGGGCATCCCGGAGGGTGGCAGCTTCCGGCAGCAGCCAGAACCGCCCGCCGCCCATCAGGATGCAGGTCAGGCGGATGCGGTCATTGATGCGGATCTTGGCACTGTTCTCCACCCGGTCGGCCAGCCAGCTGAGCTTGCAGCGCCGGAGCCGGGCCCGGATGTGGTTGATCAGCGTCTGCTCTGCGGAATCGCAGAAGATGTACTGAATCTCGCCCCAGCGGGCAAAGACAGCGATGCAGAACTCCAGCAGCCGGTCGGCCAGAAAGTCGGCATCCTGCGCCACAGGGTCGATGCGCTGGGATGCCAGCCCCACCACGCCGGAATAGCCCGGCAGGATAGCCGTTGCCACAAAGGCATGTTTGGACCCGTTGCCGCCAAAGTCCACGCCGATACGCACCCGCCACGGGTGCAGCGGCTTGTCCACAGGCCAGAAAAAACGCCCATCTCCGGCGGCAAGGCTGTCGGCCAGCAGGCGGTAGATCACGCCGTTGGCGGCCATCCACTGCCCCAAGATAAAGCGGTTATAGTAGACCGTTCCGGTGTATTCTTTTTTCAGATCGGCCACGAACTGGGCCGGAAGTGTAGGGTTATCGTCGATGGTATACGCCTGACAGTAGATGTCAGCGTCACTGTCCAGAAACTTCTTGAACCAGTGAGTGGGGCTTTCCGGGTTGCAGGTGCCGTCAAAATGGGAGTGGGGGCAGGAAAGGCGGCTTTTCAGCATCTGGAACACGCCTTCGTCCCAGGTGGTAATCTCGTCACCGTAGACGTACTCAAAGGCAGCGCCCTGGATGCGGGCGATGTGTTTCTTGTTGTCAGCGCCGAGGACATAGACCTTCTTGCCGAACAGCTGCACCACGTTGCCTGCTGCCGAGGTGCGGATCACACCTACAAGGTCGGGGCCCCAGAGCTCCCGCATCAGGGACAGCACGTTGCGCTCCAGTGTGCCCAGGGTGTTGCCCATGAGCACCAGCAGGCCCTCGCCCCGGGCCGCGCAGATCCGCTTCGGGATGGTCACAGCGCAGTCCAGGTAGGTCTTGCCGCTTCGGGTGGCTCCGGTCTTGACGTTCCACCGGTGGGAACAGTTGCGCAGGTACTCCTGCTGAAACTCAGTCAATGGCACTGTCCACACCTCCCAGCAGCTCCTTGGCCTTTGCCAGAGCATCCGCGCCCGGGTCCTCCTGCACGGCTTCCTCCCCCAGCATCTTCAGCAGCACGGCGGCGGCCTGAGGGTTGCCCCGCTTGGCCTGCTCTGCAATGCCCATGACCACGCTCATCTGGTTGTCCATGTCCTCCGGGTCAATCTGGTCCCGCAGCATGGCATTCACCCGGCGGTGGTCGGTCTCCGGCAGGCTCAGGTAGTAGTCAGCCGCCTGACGCATGGACCGTTTGCGGCGGCGGGCCGCACCGGATGCAATGCCGCCCTTCTGGGCAATCTCTCTCTGTTCGCTCTCCGTTCGTTCATTGAACGGAATGAGATTCTTTTCATTCGACACGTCACCACCTCTCTCGTCGTCAGGGTACAAAAAAGCCGCCCCGGGACAGCCCGGAACGGCAAGTGTGATCTTTGAAAGCAGCCCGCAAAGCACAAGAAGGAGAAAAATGCTGTTAAGCGGCAAAAGGTCCAAAAGGAGCAATTCATTATGGAGGTACTCAGGAGGCTGCTTTGAAGCGGCGCACCGCTTTGCGCGGTTCCGCTTGTACCCAGAATATCACAAATGGGGTGTTTTGCACATGGATGCAGGATGGATGTGATGTGGAATCATTCCAGTGTATCCCAGAGCAGAGCCAGCCGCTCACAGCCCCGGCGGATGATCTTTGAGACCTCGGAATTTTCGCACAGCCCCAGAGCTTCCACGATGGCGGGCTGGTGCTTGTTCTCGATGTAAAACATCCGGATGCAGTCACCCTGTCGGACGGTCTCGGGGTCTACGGCTCCGGTGTAGGCCCTGCAGGTGGCATTCATCTTCAGCAGTGCAAGGCGCTGCTCCATCTGCTTCAGCTCCCGTTCCTCTGCATCCAGCCGGGCAACGGCATCTCCGACCTTATCACCGGAACTTCCGCCCGTGGGCATTCCGTTCAGGCTCTGGGTGCATTTCTCGGCGGCATCCCGGATGCGCTGGATCTTCTGCTTCTGGGCCTTCACGGCGGCAGCGCCGTCCCGGCACTGCTGGAACCATGCCTTGACCGTTTTATAATCCGTCATCCCCACACCTCCACACGCACGAACACACCGCAGGGGTCCGACCAGAACTTCTCCACGATCTCGCTGCACACCTGAGCATCATCGCGCCAGAAGTGCAGGCGGGTCATCTCGTCCTTGAGGGCCTTTTCCAGATTGTCGGTGTCAGGTTTGGAGGTGCGCCAGCTGCCGTCCGGGCGGCCCTCGGGGGCAAAGCACCACTTGACCACCAGCCGCACTGGCTTCCCGGCGGGCACGGGCTGATCCGGTGCATGGGGTGCCAGGTAGGCGTTGAGCTTGGCCCGGGCGGCTTTCAGTTCGGCGCTGTCGTGGAGCACGGCACAGGGCTTGCCGCCCTTCATGTAGGCGTGTAGCTCCTTGGCGTTGTGGGTGGTGGTGGGCGGCTTCATGGGCAGGAAGAATTGAGCAATGGGCAAAAATTGCACGTTCGTTTCACCTCGTTCTTTCTTTTTTGTTCGGCCAACGTGATGGGGAGGGTTCCCCGGAGGGATGGGGGCTGTGTTCGCCCCATCCTCTGGGAGACCCCATCACACACGGACGGATTTTGTATATTATATATAGGCTATTTTCCGTCCCGGATTCGGAAAAATAGCCGCTATTTTCCGAAATCCGTAAGCGGATGCGGATTTGTGATAGCCGCTATTTTACCGTTTTTGTACTATGTGTAAAGCAAAATATTGCAGGCTGTAATTTACCCTGCGCTGCCGGGTTCTTTGCGGCCGATGTCCGCGCCGTCGATCCAGAAGCCGCCGTCCGCTTTCAAACGACGGCGTACGGTATCCGGTTTCAGCCCCATATATTCGGCCATGGAGTAGACCGTTACCTTTCCGTCCATCATGCAGGCTTCAAAGGCAGTGTCCAGCTCGGCCTTTTTGTCCTTGCTGACTTTGTCCTTATTGCCCCAGCGCTTGGATGCGCCCCGGGTACCCAGTGACTTGTAATCGCTGTCCGGCTGCAGATCCTCCAGCAGGCCGGTGTCCGGCTTGTGGACGGGGTAGTCGAACCAGAGGTTCACAGGGTCGAAGCGTGCAAACTCTCGCAGGGTGCCCTCAATGCGCCAGGCGGTCATGCTGTCGGCTCTTTTCTGGGCCGTTGCGATCTGGGCATCGATGGCCCGCAAGTCGGCCATGCCAAGGTGTTCTTTGGCAATGGCCAGCATCCGGCTTTTGCTCAGGGCATCGTCCGGGCCGTAGGCATCGGCATGGCCGCGCTTGTCCAGCATGGCCTTGAGCACCCGGCAGGCGGCCTTGTTGTGGAGCTGTTCCAGAATGGCATCGGTGGGGGTGAGCTCTGTCATATCCAGCATGGCATCCGGGTCACGGGCAAACACGCCGGAGCCGCTGGCGCGGTCCATGCTGCGCTTGCCGCCCTGGGCACCCTTGGAGTGGTGATGGCAGTAGATCACGGCACAGTCCAGCGCACGACAGACAAGGTCGAACTGGTTGCAGAACTTTGCCATCTGGTCGGCGCTGTTCTCGTCACCGGTGATGACCTTGTAGATGGGGTCGAGGATGACGGCGGTGTAGCCTTTCTTACCCGCCCGGCGGATGAGCTTGGGGGCCAGCTTGTCCATGGGGACGGAAGCACCGCGCAGGTTCCAGATGTCAATGTTCCGCAGGTTCTGCGGGGGCAGGCCGAGGGCAGTATACACATCCTTGAAACGGTGCAGGCAAGAGGCCCGGTCCAGCTCGAGGTTGATGTACAGCACCTTGCCCTGGGCACAGGAAAAGCGGCCCAGCCAGGGCGTGCCCTCGGCAATGGCGATGCACAGCTCAATGAGGGCGAAGCTCTTGCCCGCCTTGCTGGGGCCTGCCAGCAGCATCTTGTGACCCTTGCGCAGCACCCCGGTGATGAGGGCATCGGCCAGCGGCGGTAGGTCGTCCCAGTCGTCAGCCAGACTTTCGGTTTCAGGCAGCTCATCGGTCTCGGCTTCCAGCCAGTCCCGCCACTCGTCCCAGCAGCTTTTGCCGATGTTGGTCTCCAGCAGGGTCTGCCGCTGACTGCCGCGCAGGATGCCGGGCATCCGGGAAAGGCGGCTGGGGTTGCGGTTCTGCTGGTCGAGGGTCAGACCATTCTTCTGGCAGGCGGCATAGAGGTAATCCACCCGCTTGCGGTATTCGGTGTAATCCGGGGCATCCACCTTGACGATGGCGTGGACGCTCTTGCCGCCGGAGTAGACCAGGGCGGCACAGGGTAGCTCCAGCTGCTTGATGATGGCCTGTTGTCTGCCCAGATCCATGTTGTCGCATTCCACCAGAGCGTAGCGGTAGGCGGTGATATTGGCATCCTTGCGGCCCGTTCCGTCCACCGGGTTGAAGCAGATCCACGCGCCCACCTCGGGGTCGCAGTCGCCCACCACCTTGCCGATGTCCCCGCCGCAGGTGTCCAGCTCTGCGATGAGCTGGCCTGCGGTGCGGTCCCAGCAGCCTCTGGTGGGGCGGCGGCGGTCGTCGGCCATGAAGCTCTCGGTCACATAGGCCACGTGCTCGTCCTGCTCAAAAAGGGCCTGCAGGTAGCGCCTGAGCTGGTCAACTGGGTCCCACTGCTCAGGCAGAGCCAAGTCGTGGGATTCCACCCACCGGGGGTCCACCAGCTGTCCCTCCGTTCTGGAGGAGCCGGTGGTGAGCTCGTCGCCCCAGTCCAGCGCGTGGCCTGCGGGGCCGCTCCATCCGTGGCTGTAGGCCAGCTGGAAAATGCTGCTCTCGGTGACAGGCTTTGTGCTGCCGTGAAAGCTCTCCCACTTCCGGGCACACTCACCCTTGTGGTAGCGGCCCCCGTCCCGGGCGCTCCATGCTTCCCAGACGGTGACGGGCAGGCCCGCTTCCTTGAGGCCCATGCCCACCATCGTCCATTCCTCATAAGTCAGGGAGGCCGGGGAAATGAAGTCCAATGCTTCTTTGAGTTCGATCTCATCATTCATCTGCGTTACCATACATCCCATGCGGGTGTTTCAGGCGGGGCGGGTGGCGTATAGGTGCTTGGGGTAACACCCTTGGGCACACCCCGCCAGCCCTGGGCCGCAATGCGGTCGATCATGTGTTTGGCCTGCTCAAAACTCCATGTGCCCACATGCTGGAAGCCGTATTTTTCCAGACAGCGGATCTGTTTTGGAGTGGTGAGGCCTTCGTCCCGGCGCTTGTGCAGCCGGTCCAGCAAAAGGCTGGCCTTGCCTGCCGATTCCACCGCATCCGGCAGAATGCCCAGCTTTTCGAGGGCGGTGGTCTGCTGTTCGGTGGGCGGCCCGGCTTCCCAGCCAAAAGCCGGTACATAGCCGGACAGGTCCTCGGCCTGAATGCTCATTTCGTATTGGAGCGGGTCCACCAGCTTTGCCTTTTTGCGGCGCTGTTCGGCCAGCTGTTTTGCAAGTGCTTCTTCCCGCTGGGCCACCACGTCCTCGCAGGCCTGAGCGGCGGCTTCCTCGATGTCCTCGGGCGCACCGGTCTCTGCCAGATTTTCGGTCATCTGCCGGGCCACGGCACGGTCCTCGCACACAAGGTCTGCCGGGCGGCAGAGCTCGTGTTTGTCGGTCATCCACAAAAAGTCGAGGAGCAGCAGGTCGGTCTTGCCCTCGGCCAGACGTGTGCCGCGCCCCACCATCTGGCTGTACAGGCTGCGGACTTTGGTGGGCCGCAGCACCACCACACAGTCCACGCTGGGGCAGTCCCAGCCCTCGGTGAGCAGCATGGAATTGCAGAGCACGTTGTACTTCCCGGCATCGAAGTCGGCCAGCACTTCCTTGCGGTCGGCGCTCTGGCCGTTGACCTCGGCGGCCTGGAACCCCTTGGCGTTGAGCAGATCCCGGAACTTCTGGCTGGTTTTGATGAGGGGCAGGAACACCACCGTCTTGCGGTCCCTGCACCGCTGTACCATCTCGGCGGCGATCTGCTCCAGATATGGGTCCAGCGCCGTGCCCAGTTCCCCTACGGCGTAGTCGCCGCCGCTGAGGGCCACGCCGGAGATGTCCAGCTGCAGGGGAATGGTCTGGGCCATGATCTTGCACAGATAGCCCTCTTTGATGGCATCGGTCAGCTTGTACTCATAGGCCAGGCTGTCGAACACCTCGCCCAGGTTCCGCATGTCGCCGCGGTCAGGGGTGGCGGTTACACCCAGCACCTTTGCACCCTCGAAGTAGTCCAGGATGCGGCGGTAGCCGTCGGTGATGGCGTGGTGGGCCTCGTCAATGATGATGGTGCCGAAGTAGTCCCGGGGAAAGCGTTCCAGCCGGGCGGGGCGCTGCAGGGTCTGCACGCTGCCCACCACCACCCGGAACCAGCTGTTCAGGCAGGTGGATTCTGCCTTTTCCACGGCGCTGACAAGGCCGGTGGAACGCTGGAGCTTGTCTGCCGCCTGTTCCAGCAGCTCGCCCCGGTGGGCCAGGATGAGCACCCGGTCCCCGGCACGCACCTGATCGGCGGCAACGGAGGCGAACACGATGGTCTTGCCGGTGCCGGTGGGCAGCACCAGCAGCGTGCGCAGACGGCCCTGCTCCCACTGGGCGTGGATGCTGTCCCGGGCGGCCTGCTGATAGGGACGCAGGGCTTGGATGTTCGCCATCAGAATGCCCCCTGTGTCCAGCCCTGAGCGGGTGCGGCCTTGGGTTCCGGCGGCGGCAGGAAGCGAGTGACCTCATTGCTCTGGCCGGTCTTACCTGCGTTGGGGCCGCTCTGCTTGGTGTATTCCCGGATGCCCAGACGGCACCAGCCCCGGGCACCCACCACCTCGTTCCAGCGGGGGCGGAAGGTCTCGCCCCGCTTGCACTGGCCGATGCTCTCAAAGAAAGCACCCAGCAGGCCCTGGGTCTTGGTGTGGAGGTAGAGCCGGTCAGTGACGGTGGTGTCACCCTTGGCCCCGCCGAAGATCTTCAGGGTCAGCTTTGCCATGGAGCAGGGCGGCAGCTTGGCGCTGCCCTCAAAGCGGGCTCGTTCCATGCCGATGACCTCAAAGGCATAATCGCCCTCGGGCAGGAGCACGAACTCCTGCTGCTCGTTGGTAAATTCGTCGTCCCAGCTCAGGGCGCGGTCGGTGTTCATGTCATTCATAAGTAAGTTCTCCTTTCAATTGTCAAAACGGCAGGTCACGGCTGTCCAGCACCATCTGGAGCACCTGGGGCCATGCGGCCACCAGACAGCCCTCTACGAAATCGGCCGGGTAATCCCGGATGGGCATATCCTCGGGGAAATAGCCCCGCTTGCCCACCACGGCCTGCAGCTCCTCGGGTGTGACGTTGTTGGCGCTCATCAGGGGAGCCAGCTTTTCCGGCACGCCCAGTGCGATCAGGTCGGGCACCAGCAGAGCTTGTGGCACCGTCTCGGCGGGTGGTTCCGGCTGCGGAGCAGGCGCGGGCAGGATGTCGGCTTCCGGCTGGGGGCGCGGTTCCGGCCTCGGCTTCGGTGCGGGCGCAGGTGCGGTGCCGGGGATGCAGGCGGCGATACCGGCGTAATCAAAAGGCATCTCGTCGGGCAGACCGAAGCGGTTCTTGGCATCCCAGCAGGGGTGATGGGTGGTGTACATGACCCGGCGGCCGCCGGTGACCTTGTTTTTTGCGTTGGGGGCACTGCTGCTCTTTTCCACCACGGTCTGGTAGTTGACAAAGAGCAGCATATCGCACCACTCCCGGATCAGCGGCTCTACCTGCTTGGTGGTCTTCATGGTCCAGCGGTCGTAGGAGCCAGCAGCGTCCGGCTGCTCGAACTTAGTGATGGCCGCGTGGGCAATGACCAGAACATTGTGTCCGGTGTTCAGCACCTCTTCCAGCGCGTCCAGCAGCTTGCCGAACTCCTCTTTCAGGTAGGTGTAGCCCTTGCCATAGCCAAAGCCCTCCAGCCCGTCCACCTTGGCCTTGGCGCAGACGGCATCAATGGCCAGCCGTTCGGCCCAGTCGGCGGTGTCGATGACCAGCGTGCCGCAGGGGATATTTCCCCTGCGCACCTCGGCTACCTCGTCCAGCAGCATGGCCCAGCTGGTGGGCTGGGGCAGGCGCTTGATGTTCAGCCGCTTGGTGCCGCCCTCAGTGTCGATGAACACCGGGTCCGGGAAGTGGGAGGCAAAGGTGCTCTTGCCGATGCCCTCGGGGCCATACAGCACGGTCTTGACCGGGGAATCCTGCACCCCGGCGGTGATGGCATACTTGCTCATTTAGAACGCTCCTTTCGTCCAGCTTCTGGGCTGGGGCTTTTCGGTGACAGGCGGCTCGGCATCCTTTACCATGCCGTCCTCAATGATGATCTGGCACTCGCTGCCGGTGGAGACCCGGGTGGCGATGGCCTGCAGGTGCTCTGCTTCCAGCCAGCGGCCAAACTCGGTCAGGGTGGTCATGTCCATCTGCTCCAGCTTGTCCAGCAGCACAAAACCGCAGTCCGGGTTCAGGCGGCGGACGATGGCGGCGGCTACCCGCAGCTGGTCACTGCCGGACATATCCCGCCAGTGCTTTCCTTTATAAGTAAGGGCACCGTCCTCCACACTCAGCTCAGGCAGGGGCAGGTCGGCACCGTTCAGCAGGGCCATGCGGTCAGCCCGCTTCTGGGTGATGGCTTCGGTGAGCTTGTCGTAGTCGCTGGCATACCGGGCCGCTTCATCCTCGGCGCGGGACTTTTCCAGGTTGGCCCGGACCTTGCGGTTGGTCTCCTCGATGCCCCGGATGGATGCCTCCAGCTCTGCGGTGGATTCGTCCTGCAGCTGGGCAACGGTCTTTTCGGCATTTCTCCGCTGGTTGATCAGTTTGGTGTGCTTGGCACCGAGTTCCTGATACTGTTGTTCCAGCTCGGCAATGCGTTCACGGGTGCGTTTCAGTTCGGCCACGCACTGCTGCTCCTGACTCTCAAGCTCTGCGTACTGTGTCCGCAGCCGCTGATTCTCGCCGTTGCGGGCCAGGATCTCCTGCTGCTGACGGATGAGGTCGGAGGCGCTGACCGGTTCTTCCGGGGCATCGGGGTAGGAAATCAGCTCCTCGGCAAAGTGCTTTTTCTGCTGGGCCAGCTGGCCGGTGAAGGTTCGTTTGTCGTACAGAGACTTGATCTCCAGATCCCGGACGTGCAGCTCGGTGCCGATGCCGATGATGCGGAGCAGGATGTCCGCTTTCTCTTTGTCGGATGCTTCCATGAAGCGGGGCAGGTCAAGGGCCAGCGGCTCGATAAAGGCATTGAGCAGCTGCTGGCCGCTGCGCCGCCCGGTGGGGTCGGTAACGGTCAGGGTGCTGTTTTTGCCCTTGCGCTCCACCACCACGCCATTGGAAAGGGTGACCTTGAGATGGGCGGGAGCCACGGCCCCGTCCCGCTGTGCGGCATTGGGGCGGAAGCGGTCGCCGCCCAGCGCCCAGGCAAGGGCATCCAGCACGCTGGTCTTGCCCTGATTGTTGTTGCCGCCCACGAGGGTGAGCCCGGTGGGGGCGGGGGTGAGCGCAACGGCCTTGATGCGCTTGACGTTTTCGGCCTCAAGGGCCGTGATGGTTACAGACATCTGGATACCTCCCCTTGGATCTGTCCGAGTGTGTGAACGAGCATATTGGTCAGCTGCTCCCGCTGTTCGGGCGGAAGCCTGCGGAGGGACGGAACCACCATTTTGCCGATGTTCTGGAAAGAGCGGTCGGCCAGCAGCACGTTGTCATAGGAGCTGTGGGCATCCTGTTCACTGCCGGAAGCGGCCTGTTCCAGCTGTGCCCGCAGGTCGGCGGTCATCTTGGCGGCCATTTCCCTGGCCTGACGCTCCACCTCTTCCTTGTCCACCACCGTAGTGATGGGTTGCTTCTTGAGTGCATCATTCTCGGCCTTGAGCTTGTCGCCCCGGAGCTTGGCCGCTTCGGCCATCTGCCGGGAACCCTCCAGCTGCTTCTCGGCCTCCTGCGCCCGGGTTTCGGCCTTGCTCTGTAGCTTCCAGGCTTCCTCTTCCCGGGCCTCGGCCTTGTCTGCGCGGTCTTTTTCCTGCGAGACCTTCAGACCCAGCCGGTTGCAGTCTTTGGCGGTGCTCAGCTGGTCGGCGCGGGCCTTGTCCCGCTCGGTGCGGAGCTGCTGGTTTTCCTTGAGCAGATCCTGATAGGCTTTGTTCGTGGTGACCTCACCGTTCTTGACCTTCTCCACTAGCTCCTGCGGGGCGCTGGGTTTGGCCACGGCGTACAGCAGGGTGGGCGGCAGGGCTTCCAAAATGGCCCGCTGGCGTGGGCTGCTGCCGTCCATCAGGGCGGAGACCTGCAGCAGATTGTAGGCGGTTGACTTGGTGATGCCGATAGAGCAGCACCATGCCCGAAAAGAATCATCCCCGCGATTGCCATGCTTTGAGTTGTCCAACAATTGGACAACTCCGCACAGCGCATCATGGGCGGCGGCAATGGCATTGCCCATGTGGACAAGGCCGCGTTCGGCCATCTGCTTGCCGTGGCGGTATTCGTCCTCGGCAAAGTGCAGGTCCTCCACGGCCTGGTCAGTCAGGCCGGAATAATCAAACGCCGGGCACTTGTCCTCCCGGATAAAGGTCAAGGGCTTGTCCTGCATGGCACCAGCTGTCGATACAGAAGAACCGCCCGCCGATGCGGCAGGGGCCGACTCCTCCTCTACCGGGTCAATGGGTGCGTTCTTGCAGGGCTTGGCATCCCTGAGAGCGGCGAGCATCTGCTCCGGAAGTTCGTAGTCGTCCATGGGGATGAACTCGTCGCTGGTCAGAAACGCTTCCGGGGTCAGCCGCTTTTCAGCGGTCTTGGCCTTGTCGAACTTCTGTGCCAGCAGATGGCTTTCCTTCCAGACCCGTGCGGATTCATCCCAGCGCCAGAAGCGCCCACGGGTATAGGCGTAGTAAACATCGTTGCTGTTCTGGCTGATGATCATATCCTCACCTCCGTGCCCTTCAGGCGGTCCAGCATCTCGGTCTGCACATCCTTGTTCATGGGCTGGATGTTGTTGCCCTTCCAGCCGTAGCAGAGGATGGGCCCGTAAAGCTGGCGGCCTC